CCGTCGCCCTCGTTACGCTGATCGTTGCGGGATGGCCAACGATGCCGCGCGGCTGGCCGGCGCCGGTTCCGCGCAGCATCGAACGAGCGCGGAGGGCACTGTATGCGCGACCAAAGAGCGTTGTCAAAAACGATTCCAACGCTTGCGGCGCGTCGCTCAACAGTTCGGTTGACGCGGCAACGTAAGCATCAGCCGAGTGAGGTCGGAAGATGCGCTGCTCAAACTTTGGCTCGCTCGCTTGAATGTCCGCGCTCTGTTCGCGCCAGATCAGCCGAACGCCGCCAACAAACGCGCTAGACTCAACGTCCGGCACTTGGTCTTGTTCCAGCACCGGCAGCGCCAGCTCCGCCGCGTTGGTACGTAGCACCAGCGGGCCTCGGCCGGCGGCGACAAGCTGATCGAACAACATCGGCGCGCCGACGGCGCGGATTTGCGTCTCAAACTGTGTTGGAACCAGAAACCCCCCACCCGCGCCGGTTGTCTCGTCCAGCGCCTTCGCGCTCTTGTAGATTGCGCGCAGACGGCGCGTATCGTTGTACGCAACGCTCTTGAGAAAGTCACCAAATGACGCGCTTGCGTCAGTGTTGTCTGTATTGACTTCCGCAACAACACCAACGCTCTGTGCCTTGATCGCTGCCGCAACCTCTTCGCGTAAACGATTCGCGATTTCGGCAGCTAATTCAGACTGATTCATTACAATTTCTGTCATCTCAACCTCCTACTTGATAATCAACCGAAACGGTGTATTATTCCGCAACATTGTGCGCGGTTCGGCTGGTGTTGGTGTGATGCTTGCATCCAACCCCAATAACCAACGTTTGATGTGAGTCGCCTTCCCGACCGGCTCGCGCATCACCAGATGTGATGCCGTTCCGCTCGACCAGCCCAGCTCTCGCGCAATTTGCGCAAGATAACGATACTTCGCATCTAACAAACCGCGAATAATCACCCCCTCATCTGTCACTTCCAGAGCACCGTAGCCCACCGGCTCTTCAACCAGAATAATTCCCGACGCGGTTTTGACCGGCTGCGCGTGATTCAACCAAATTGGCGTTTCGCGCAGTCGGCCAAAATCAGTGTCTTTCGTAAAGAACTCATTTTCGAGATCGGTTGCGTCTGGATTGCCAAACACCACCAGCAACCCCTCTACCTCACCCGATTCAATTGATTTAACTGCCGCGCCTGGCGCGGTTTGCCACATCATTCATCACCTCCCGCGCAAAACCTTCTCCGCCTCTGCCCGCGCTGCTTCTGCCGCATCCACTACCGATGCCCAGCGCCCTCTGTGTACCCGCGCCTGCGGCATTCCGTAGACGTACCGCGCATACGATGCAGTGTTTTCTACAATCCGCGACGTTCGCGATAGCTTCTTGATACGTAACTTCTGCCGTAGATTGCCCGTTCGTCTGTACCGCGATGCTGGCGGCGGTGGTGGATAGATTTGCATCACACTGTACGCTGCTGCCGCGCCTGCATCCAGCGCGGCTTCGATTCGCTGTGTTTGCGGCAACAGCTTGCGTAGTGCGTTATCGAGATCAACAGTAACGTTAAGCTTCATCGCGTCTCACCAACCGAACGCCGCAGCGACAACGCGGATGTGCCGGAGGGCCAGCGCGCCCGCCCCAGTCATCCTCTCGTCTGCGGTGCAGACTACCGCAGATCGGACAAACCCGCTCGTCGTTTGCCGTCTCCCAGACCATCACATAGTCGAGATTGTGCTCGGCCCGCAGCGCGTCGCGGTAGGTACGTACCCCAGCCGTCGCTGCTTCTGTCGCCGCAGTAATCGCGATTGTTTCCGCTCGCCTCGCGCCGACAACCGGCTCGATCATCTTAATAAGCTCGGCGCGGTCGGCGTTCGGTGTTTGTTGCCAGACCGCAACGGCGCGGGCAATGTAGTCGCGGGTGTACGGATAGAGTAGCTCTTCAACTTGATAGCGCGTGGCGCGCTCGGCCCAGTCCGCCAACAACGTATCAACATCAACCGCGATACCCAGCGCGCGTTGAGCTTCGTCTGCAAACAGACGCGCGATTGTTTCGAGATTCCCGCGCATCGCTGGATATAGCTCGTTGCGAAACGCCTGCGCGGTGATCTCATTCGCACCGTCCAGCATCATCTGTCGCAACTGCTGAAACGCGCGCTTGAGATCGCGGTAGAGCTGGCGCTCATACGGCATCAACTCGTCTTCTTCTGTACTCTTCAGCGCTTTTGCATCTGCCGCGCTCTCAACGCGCTCCGTTGTCAGCCCGACCAACCGCAGCGCCTCCGCTGTCTCAATCCCAACCGCAACCGCCTCTCGCGCAATCGCGAGGCGATTGCGTAAGCGGAGCAGTGCTTGATCAGCGGCATCTTCGACAAATTGCGGCAGATCGAGACGGGCGCGAGCTTCGTTGAGCGTCAGCACCGGTTGCCCGGCCAGGCGCTGGATGGCCTCAGCCTTCTCTAGCTCTGCGTTCTGCACCGCATCGATCCGCGCCTCGTTGCAGCGCAGAATCTGGTTGTACGCTGCAAAGTGCGGTTGCAGCATCGCAACAATTTCGCGAGCGCGGCTGAGGATCGTCAATAAGATAAACGTTTGATAGTCGCGCAGTGCGGTGGCGTAGTTGCTGGCGTTGCTGAATACAAGCGACATCGGGACTTGGAACGCGGTAATCATCAATTCAGCAGCGCGCTGTAATAATTCTGGTTTGACAGCATCAGAAAGCGTATCCCCTAGCGTTACTGTCTTAATCTCGCTTGACAGCGCGAGATGCCGGAACGCATTACGGATACCGCTCACCAACTGCCTCAGCCACTGCTCAAACCGCGAGCGTTCGGCGTCGGTTGGTCGCTGTGCGAACATCCAGACTGTTGGCCGCACCGCGCCGCGCTCAAAGTACGCCGTTTGGTAGCGTTCCGCTGCCAGCAGCGCGCGGGCTTGTGTGAGCGCGGTTGTCACCAACCCGACGCCTGGTTCAACCTCGCCGCGAACCGACGGCTCCCACAAATACAACAATTCCGCGTCCGGTTCTAGGCGCAATTCAACACTGCTGGTACGTCGGACAAATCCAACCAGCCCGCGCTTTGCGTCGGTAACTGGCGTAATCGTTCGCGGATGAAGGCGACGGAGGCCGAGTGGTGCTGCCGGATCGCGCAACACATACGCCGCGCCGTACAGACACAAATCAATCTCGACATTACGAATGATCCCCGCCAACCGTTCAGCGTCAAACGCCACCAGCGTACCGCGCCGGTTTGTGATCTCCCAAGGCAACGAGGCCAGCGCGTTGGCGCGTAGTGTAACTGCTGTACGCACTACCGCAACGCGCTCGTATGCCGTCTCAACGTCAACCGCGTCGCTCTCACCGACCACGCCAAGCCAAGCCGTCGGTAAAAAGTCTTCTAAGTTCAGCGCTTTGATGTCGTAGCGCTCAGTTGGCGACAGTACTAATTGCGCGACCGGTTTATACATCGAACAATACCTCTGTCGTTCGCGATGCACCCCAGACCGTCAACGCCAGCGCGATCACTCCGTCGTCGTAGCTGCCTTCCGGCGCGCTGTAGCGCATTCTCCCCGCTGACGTTACATCAACGCTGTACATCTCCAACTCGTTGAGCAACCATTCCGTCGCCGGTAGCACAATTGTTCGCTGTTCGAGCGCCAGCGCGAGAGTATCGATCAGAAGCGGCTTTGATGCGGCAGTGGTGGTAAAGGCTTGAACCGGCAAACCGGCCCGCTGCAACTCCTCAATGTTTGGCTGTCCAATGCTGTTGGCCTCGGCCAGCACCGGCCCGCGTCCGTTCCGCTGCCAGAACACCGTCAGTGCTCTACGTTGTGTCGCGAAGTCTACATCAACCAAACGTTCAACGTCTACGACGCATCGCGTTTGCGGATCGAGCGCGATAAACACTGTCGCATCGTTGTGTCTACCCCAGTCAACGCCAATAATCGCCGCCTCACCACTGCGCACAATCTCACCGACGCAACCGCGAACGTTGCGAAAGACTGCGCCGCCGTCATCCAGAAACTCTGCATCTAGCTCTTGCCGCGCTGCGCGCTCGGTCATCGCTGATCGCAGCAGCGCAACATCAGCGGGATCGAGGCGCGGGTTATCACTTGTCGAACGTCTGATCGTTACCCAGCGCGGATCATCGAGCGTAGACTGGTAGATTCGCCAAAAATCGCCTCGGCCTTTTGGCGTTCCGGCCAACACCGCCCGCCCGCCGCGGTCGATCAGTGTAGGGATGAGGGCCTCACGCCAGATTGTTTCGAGATTCCGCACCAAACCGGCCTCATCTACCACAACCAGATCGTAACCGCGTGACCGACCCGCGTCTGGATTGTCCAAAGACCAAAACTCGATGCGCCCTCCAACAACCGTATCAATCCGTCGCTCCGCTTTGTTTTCATCCGCGACCGGCGCTCGTAATACTTTTCGCGCTTGTTCCCAAACCGGCAACATCAGTTTATATGTCGGTGCGAAATATCCAACAATTTTTCTCTTAATTGCCGCTTCTGTCAACATCCGCGCCAACAAATGCGACTTTCCCCATCTACGCCCAGCGCGCAAATGTACAAAACGAGCGTTTTTGATTCGCTCGATAACATTCTTTTGATCTGCGTGAAGTTGCGGTAATCGCACTTCATACTGCTTTCTGCGACGTTGTTTCGTCATCAATAATTACAATTGCACTTTGCTCTTCGCCTTTCTGTACGTCGTACTGCATCAGAAACAACCGCGCAGCCGCGACGCGGGCGCTGGCTGGTGTTTCTTCTTTCACCGCCAGCTCGTACAAAGCGCGCAACACTGCACAGCGAGCTTCTTCTGTCAGCACGTTTTCGATCATTCAGCGCTCGTTTAGCTACTCTCGTAGTTTAGCTACTCTCGTAGTCTACTACTATTATAGCGACTTGACAGTGTATTTTTGCGCGAATTGTTTACATAATACTAAGCGTCACAACACTGCGTATAGATAATAACTACTACAGTTCAAAATCGCTTCGTTTCAGCGCGTTGTCGAGCGCGCTTAATGTTAAGAAAGCGTCTTCAAAAGACTCGAACGAAGATGAGAAGAAGAACGCGCGGAACGGATGCGGAAAGC